CCACCTTGGCCAGCCGCTCGGTGTTGCGGTCCAAACCAAACATCGAGAAGGGGATGCGCACGACGGGGTTATGGGATAAACCCATACGCGGTCTGTAGAGCACCGAAATGGATTCGCGGTGTTTTTTGCGCATCATCAGCGTGTCGGCATACATAAACTCCTCCCACGTCACGTCGGCCAACATGTTCTCGAAGCCATAGAGCCGCCGCCATCCGGCACGGATCACCGGCATTTTGTTGTCTCGGAACACGGGCTGGGTGTCCAGGATGAAAGCGAGTCGGTCGATGGCAATCCACCGGCGTTGCGTCTGTGGTATTTTTCGCCACATCCTTTTCGGTATGCCAAGCACTTGGCGCACCATCGCATCTGGATAGTCCAGCTTCAGCAGCCCGCGCATCCGGCAACCGCAAGCAGCGCGGAACTGCTCTGGAGTGAGGTCAGCCCAACTGTCAGGTACTGGAAACAGATGTTCCGATTTTCCTATGATGCAGAGGTCAATCATTCCCGCCACCACGATTTGATGATCACGGTGTAGCGCAAACCCGCCCACCGTTCCTGCATATTCTCCACCTGCTCGGCTTCCACGTCTTCAGCCAGAATGGTGCAGCCTTTTTCGCGGTATGCGTCCATCAGTTTTTTCAAGATGCTGTCGCCGATGGTTTCGCAGCGGGCGAACACGGTGTCAATCTGATCCCAGTCGTTCACGTCCGGGTAGCCGTCCACCACAGCAAAGGAGGTTTCTCGCTCTTTCCAGATGCCGCTGCTCTGTTTGGAATAGGCATTCCTGAAGCCCTCGCCAACCACGCATGGATAGTCGCACACGTTGCGCAGCCCTTGGTAGAACTCGTGGGCTTCTCCTCTGAAGAAGTGCTTTTCGCCCTCCTTTGCACCGATGAGTGGATTGTTGGCCGCCTCTTCGCGCAGCACATCGTAGAAATCAATGATAGTGTCGTTTTTCATACCACAAAAATCTTCTTCTTGTTGTTGTCGCGTTTCAGCAGATTGCGTCCCGGATTGGTCTCGCCGCAATACTCCTTATATTTCGGATAGTCGTTCACATGAGCGTTCATATACTCGATAGCACGCTGTATATAGCTTTCGGCATAGCCGTTATAGCGTTCCTTCAGCCGAATGATCTCTTCCCCAGGGAGCTGCTTCACGTTTTTTCCGTCACCCGACATCTCTTCCACCATTATGCCTCGGTCGGTAGGCACAGTCATCAGCTCATCAATGCCAACAGCCACCGACTTGTACACCACGTATTTCATCAGGTGGCTCAAAAACGGAGCGTAAATAATGCTCTCTCGGTCGGCGATGATGTCTTCGAGAAAATCCGCGCCGATGCGGTGGCTAAGGTGAATTTCCTCCACCAAGCGAATGAAATAAGTCATTCGCATAAACACCAGGCGTGAACCTTCAATGTCGAAAACCTCTCCAAACTCCTGCGTGTTTCTCACCAGCGACTTCATCGCCTTCTTCCGCCACGGACTTTCTTCGTATTTCGAGAGCACATCTATGTGGTCCTCGCACAGACGCATGGCGTTGTCCAAGGCCTCGAATCCGGTCAACCGCATATCCCGTTTCAGGTTCTCTTCCTGATAGCGATACGGTCTGTTTTCTTTGTCGTGCGGTACGGTGGCACCGCTGTCATCAAGTTTCATCGATATCTCGCTGTAAGCGTCCGCGTATGACAGTCTGGCCACAGCGCATTGCAGACACTCCAGCAACTCGGCATAGAGCGCGGCATGTTCGGTCTGGGTGGCCGGATCCGCATAGTAAGCAGCCACGTCATCAAACAGCGGCTGACCTATGGCAGGGATGATGGTCCGTTTCTCCACCATGGCCATGGCGGGAAAGATGGTTTTGATATTGAAATTCACCGACACGGAGACGTATTTCTTCAACTCCTCCGCTTTGGTGTTTTTGGCTATTGTGAATAGTTTCGGGTCCATATTGCTCTATCGTTTATGATACGGTTTCCTCGGTTGAGTGACCTGTGTCCAATGTGGTGAGGGTGATGTTGCGATAACGTACATCAATATGCTCGTGTCCGTTGAACTGCAGCATCAATTCCACAGGATCCAGAATCTGCTGACGCTCGCAATGGTTGAGGATCATCGACACCATGAAAGCCTCCCTGATGTCGGATCCGGAACCTGCACCGCCTGTATATCCGCTTCCTCCTGGCATACCAGCGCCAAACACGGCAGGGTTGATCATCAGCGAGAACAGAATCTCGCTGTTGGCAGCCACCGACGTGGAGAGCTTTTCGAGTGCGTTGGTTCCGTTGTCCAGTTTCTTGATTTCCCATTTGCCTGAATCGCCAGCGCCTTCGTCGTTGTATGGCGTGATGAAGGCCTTGTTGGCATTTTTGCTGTCGCAAAGGTTGCGTTCCATCTCTTCCAGCCAATTATTGTAGTCTTCTTCTTTGTTGCGCTCCGGATGTTCGGTATAAAACTGATCTCCGAAATGCTCCTCAATGTAGCTGTAAGGCACATTGATATGCCACAACAGACTCATGGCGTTTTTGTAGGAAGCCTCCAAAAAGCGCGGAACCTCCCTGTAAACATCAATCCACCCCGCCTTCCACACGGCATCCCAAGCAGGAAGGGCGTAGTAGTCGTTGTTGCTGAAATAGTTTTTGATTCTCGGGAAGGCAATGGCAGACATTCCTTTCAGTTTTTTGTTGTCTTTTCTCCACTGCAGGTCGTAAAACGGGTCTGTTTCGTCAAGCATGGGATAAACCACGGCGGTTTTGTCGGGGTTGCTGTTTTCGAAATCGTTATACACCAGCAGTTTGGTTTTGTCAACGCTAATACGGCAATGGCGTGCGTTCACCGTCACGATGCGCACAATTTTGTCGCCTGCCTTGTTGAACACCAGCAATGGGAAACAGTTTCCGAATTTGAAGAGGTCGCGCAGCGCACCGAAATGATGTTTCCGGAATCCGTATGAGTTGAGGAATTCCAGCACTTCCAGATTGTTGTATGGTTCATACGTCTCTTTCAGCTGTTCATTGATGCCAGTGAGCTTCACAGGCACCACGCCGCTTCCGGCGCAGGTGCGGCATCGGTAGTCAATGCCGGTGTTCAACACCCCCACACCTCCGATGGTGCGCATCATGTTACCTGGAGCGTTGTTGTCTTGGCCCCAGTTCACATATTTCACGCCATCATGCTCAAAATATTCCTCCACCTTTTCATTGGTTTCGGTTTTCGGCTTCCCGTAGGTGGTCACCAGGGCTTTTTCGCCGATCATCATCAGCGGCACGCCTTTTGCGTTTTTCAGTATTTTTCCCATAGCTATAAGGTCACTCGTTGTTCGTTAAAGGTTCTGATTAGGTCGATATTCACCGCCACGGCGTGCCCGACGGGTAATCCGTGGATGTTGAATTCCTGAATGTTGCGCACTCGGTTGGCACCCATGTCGTTTTTCCATCCACAGAGCTGCGCCCGCTGGATGAACTTCACTTCGCCCGACTTGGTATAGAACGAGATGGAGAAAAACACCGGTTTGCCGCCGGCCTCTTTCACTTCCATCTCCTTCAGTGCCATATTTCTGCTAATTGTCTGCATATTTTCACTATTTGGCCGCAAAACTACAATACAAATTCGGACTATATTGGGACACAACAATGACCGTTTTCCGCAGTGCTATTTTTCATCATGGCTTTCAGGGTGGATTTCAGGGCATTGAGCTCCGTTCCTGCCGCTATTTTTGAATGCAATCAGCTAAACGGGCCTGCCTGTGCCCTACTCTTCGCGGCGCGCACCCTACAATTTTCATCGAAATATGAAACGGGGGTGCGCGCTATTGGCGCGATGGCTTGGGAAAAATCATCATCGTTCTTGGCTATGTATCGAAACAATTTTACTCACATTCAAATAATTTTGTATTTTTGCTGCGTCGTTCTCGGACGAGGGAAGTTACGGGCTTAAGGTCGCCAAGTTGTCATGACTTACAGACTGTTCGAACTTTTCAGGAGGATTCGCAGAAAGCGGGTATCTGAGCCCAACGTTTCGGTCTCCTCCTTTTTTTTATCTCATATTTTTGGTAATAGCATGTAATCTATATTGGTAGTATATCTGCCCGTTTTTTCTCGTATATTTATACCTTGCTATGTTGAAATACAATTTTCGGCCTTTCACTTTCATGTAATAG